CAGCAAAGAACGGTGGAACCACTCCACAGATCAGCATCAATATTACATCGCTAACACAACCAGAAATAACTGCTGATGTCGTGGACATGGGCGCTGTAGAGGAAGAAGATGACAACGCTTGATTTTAAGTTGTTGCGTTGGCAAACTGAAGTCTTTAAGGATACAACTCGCTTTAAAGTAATAGCAGCCGGGCGGCGGTGTGGCAAAAGCAGACTCGCTACCATGCTACTCATTATAAAGGCATTAGAAGCTCCTGAAGGCAGCGCAGTGTTGTATGTGTCCCCTACCCTAGGGCAGTCCAGACAAATCATCTGGGACAGCCTCCTAGAGATCGGTAGACCTGTTATTAAGTCTGCTCACATTAACAATCTAGACATCACCTTGGTGAATGGTCGTAAGATTCATGTTCGTGGTGCAGATAACAGTGATACGCTTCGTGGTCTGAGTTTGTATTACGCAGTCCTCGACGAGTGTGCGTTTATTAAGCAGGAGACGTGGGAGAAGATTGTTCGTGCTTCTCTGTCGGATAACAAAGGAGAGGCTATGTTCATCTCCACTCCGTCAGGGCGTAACTGGTTTTACGATATGTATAAACTAGGCTTTGCAGAAGAAGACGAAGAATGGAAAGCATGGCACTTCACCACCAAAGACAATGAGACGATTGATCCGAAAGAGGTGGACGCAGCAAAGAAGACACTTTCATCGTTTGCGTTCAAACAAGAGTACGAGGCTTCTTTTGACAATGCCGGTCAAGAGATATTCAAAGAAGAGTGGATTAAGTATGGCGAGGCTCCAAAGGATGGTGACTACATCATTGCTATCGACCTTGCAGGTTTCGAGGAAGTTGCTAAGAATGCAGGTGCTTCTAAGAAACGGTTAGACGAATCCGCTATCGCAATTGTAAAAGTAGAAGACACTGGAGATTGGTTCGTTGAGAAGATTGTACATGGTCGTTGGGATATTAAAGAGACAGCGGGAAAGATACTTCGACTTGTACAAGAATACAAACCGATGGCTGTAGGAATCGAAAGAGGGGCGCTAAAGAATGCAGTGCATCCCTACTTAAACGATTTAATGAGAAAGAACAGCGTCTACTTCCATATCACAGATTTGACGCATGGCAACAAGAAAAAGACTGAGCGAGTAGCTTGGGCGTTACAGGGTAGGTTTGAACACGGCAGGATTACCCTTAACGAAGATGAAGACTGGAAAGAGTTCGTAGATCAAGTACTCCAGTTTCCTACCGCTAATGTCCATGATGACCTTGTGGACGCACTGGCGTATGTTGATCAGATGGCTTTGACTAGCTATCAGCAGGATTACGAAGAAGACGATTACGAAGTACTAGATGTAATTTCTGGCTATTAAAGGAAAATCATGGCTGAGTTTGAAAAAGAAGAACTAGGACAAAACGAGTTCGAGCAACCAACCGAATCAGACAAAGAGATTGTCGAGTTTGTTGTCTCTCACTGTGACCGGTGGAGAGACCACAGAGATACAAACTATTTAGAAGAGTGGAAAGAATATGAAAGAATATTCAGAGGTAAGTGGTCTGCAGAAGACCGCACTAGAGAATCTGAGCGCAGCCGTATTATCTCCCCAGCGACTCAGCAGGCTGTGGAAACAAGACACGCAGAAATATGCGAAGCAGTATTTGGAAATGGTGAATGGTTTGACATCGCTGATGATGTTGCCGATCAACAGCTTATCGATATTGAACTCCTTAAACTCCAGCTCAAAGAAGACCTAGAGAAAGAAAACATTAGAAAGGCTATCACTCAGGTTGAGTTGTTAGCTGAGATTTACGGTACTGGTATTGGTGAACTGACAGTCTCTAAGAAGATGGAGATGTTCCCACAGACAATGCCAATGGAAGACGGTACTGCCGCCTACGGAGTGATGGAGAAGGAATATACCTGCGTCAAGCTAAATCCCATCAATCCAAAGAACTTCCTTATTGATCCCAATGCAACAACCATTGAGGATGCAATGGGAGTCGCTATCGAGTCTTATGTGTCAATCCACCAGATTGTCTCTGGTATCGAGAAGGGTATCTATCGTAAGGTAGACATCCAGCCACATGGACAAGACGACGACCTAGAACCAACACAGGAAACCACACAGTTTAGAGACGACAAAGTACTTCTCATGAAGTATTACGGTTTAGTCCCTCGTGAATACATTGAACAATTGGAGAACAAAGAAGGTGAAGAAGTTGTTGACTTATTTCCGGAGGATAGCACTGCGGATAAGTATAGCGACCTCGTCGAAGCCATCATTGTTATTGCTAATGGCGACCTTCTCCTTAAAGCAGAGAAAACGCCTTACATGATGAAAGATCGTCCTGTTGTAGCATATCAGGATGATACAGTACCAAATCGCTTCTGGGGTCGTGGAACAGTTGAGAAGGCTTACAATATGCAAAAAGGTATTGACGCTCAGTTGCGTTCACACCTTGACAGCCTAGCCCTCACCACATCGCCAATGATTGCGATGGATGCTACACGATTACCTCGTGGCGCTAAGTTTGAAGTGAAGCCCGGCAAAGCAATCCTAACGAATGGTAATCCAGCAGAGATACTGTTCCCATTCAAGTTCGGTACGACCGATCCCGGCAACTTAGCGATTAGCCAAAACTTTGAGAGAATGCTTCTTCAGGCTACTGGCACAACCGATGCTTCTGGTCAACCAACAGCGTTTACTCGTGATGGTGCAGCTCAGATGTCAATGTCAGTTGCGGGTATCGTTAAGAAGTACAAGCGGACCCTAACAAACTTCCAAGAGGACTTCTTAGTTCCGTTGATCCGTAAAGCAGCCTATCGTTTTATGCAGTTTGACCCTGAGCGTTATCCTGCTTCAGATTACAAGTTTATCCCAATGGCTACATTAGGTATCATTGCTAGGGAATACGAGCAACAGCAGCTTATCGCATTGCTACAGACCCTCGGTCCTGACACTCCAGTACTGCCGATGATCCTTAAAGGTATTATTAGCTCCTCTAGCCTACCAAATCGGGCTGAGATGATCCAGCAACTAGAGCAAATGATGCAGCCTAACCCAGAGCAACAGCAATTAGCTCAGGTTGAGCAGCAGTTGAAATTACAAGCTGCACAGTCTACGATTAAACAGCTTGATGCTAGTGCTGCTAAAGACATGGCAGATGCTCAGAAGACAATGGTCGAGGCTCAGTTGGCTCCAAAAGAAGTAGAAGCCAAGGTTATTAGTGCTGTTTCACGCAATTTACCGGACGAAGGCAATTCTGCCAATGTAGAATTTGACCGCAGAATCAAGATTGCTGAATTAATGCTTAAAGAAGCTGATTTAAAAAACAATACTAAAATTGTTGAAATGCAAATGTCAGATAAAATGGCTACAATAGGAAAAGCAGAAGAAGACTTTCTGAATAACTTAACTGAGAAATTATCCAACAATGGCTAATATTAAAGATTTTATCAAGAAAATCGGTAATAGTGCTGTTTCGTTACAGGAACAGCAACAAGCCTTAGCTCAAGTAGAGCAAACTATTATTGAAGCGAAGCAAAAGCGTACCGAAGCAGTCGGTAAGAACGCTGATATGGTAATTCAAGCACTAAAAACCATTGAAGCCAAGCTAGAAGCTAAGTTAACCGAGCTAAACAACACTCCAGCCAAGCAAGGTGTCCAAGGACCTGCAGGACAAGACGGTAAAGACGGTAAAAACGGACAAGATGGTCGTGATGGCATCAGTGGCAAAGACGGAACCGATGGCAAAGACGGTGTAGATGGTCAAGATGGTGTCTCAGTCGTTGACGCTAAGATTGACTTTGATGGTTCCTTAGTTGTTTATCTATCGAATGGTAGTGAAATTGATTGCGGTCAGATACTACAGCCTGAAGTTGCTAAGAATATTATTATTAGTAGTGGTGGTTCTGGTACATCACAGGTTGTTACCGATACTTTAGTGTCCCTACAGAACCAAATCAACACTTTAACTGGTATTGATGGTGTTTTAGGCGATATGGCGCAACAAAACGCCAACGCAGTAGCCATCACAGGCGGCACAATCAATGGCACTACTATCGGTGCTACTACCCCATCATCTGTAAACGCTACTACGATTACAGGACAGACAGGAGTGTTAAGGGGTACTGGGACAAACTTATTAACATTTTCTCAAACTTTTAGTAATGCTATTTGGTCATCAACAAATGCTACTGCAACAGATAATTCTGCAACTGCACCTGATGGTTCTTCAACTGCGGCTTTATTAACAAGGTCTGGAACATCAAACGCTAATATTGCACAAACAGGAACAAGGTTTGCACAATCTTATGTTGCAAGTATTTACGCAAAAGCTGGAACACAGAATTTTTTAGCAATTCAAATAAATGTAAGCGGAACTACAAAAGCATCATTTATTACATTTAATTTAACAAATGGTGCTATAGGAACTGAGCAAACTTTAACATCGCCAGTAGGAATGACTGCTACAGCAACAAATGTTGGAAGTGGTTGGTATAGATGTTCTGTTATATATACAGGTGGCGGTTCTGATAACTTTTTAATTAATCCAGCAAATTCCGCAAATACTAGAAATGGCGATAATGGTGGAACAATTTATATTTGGGGTTCTCAACTTGAAGTAGGTAACACATTAAACACCTACATCCCCACAACCACTACAGCAGTCTACGGAACTCCTACCCTATCCTTTAGTGGCGTATCTACTATTGGACTAGAATCTAATGGTGCTTTATTTGTACAACCAGCAGGAACAGGAGCATTACAAGCACAAGCTACTACATCATCAGCTACAGGTGGTAATGCTAGGGGTAGTTATGCAATAGACTTGCAATTACAAAGAGGTGCGGCAGGGCAAGTTGCAAGTGCTTCAAACTCAACAGTTGTTGGCGGTCAAAATAATAGTGCTACAGGGGGATTAACAGCCGTTGTAGGTGGATTTAATAACACAAGTTCAGGAAACTCAGCATTTGTAGGCGGTGGTCAATATAATATTGCATCAGGAACTAGAGGTGTTGTTGCAGGTGGTGATAATAATACTGCCGCAGGGTTTTTTAATTTTATTGGTAGTGGATTTACTAATTCAGGAACAGCCAATGCTTCAGTAACGACTCAAAGCGGAACAATGAACGCTACTACAGCCGTCACATTGTCAGGTTCAAACGCTAATATCAAGGTCGGTCAGTACATTACAGGCACTTCTATTGCCCAAGATACCTATGTAGCCGCCATTAGCGGAACAGCCCTTACTTTAAGCAAAGTAGCATCAGGTTCATCTACAAGCACTCTATCTTTCTTTACTCCTCATGGAGTAGTAGTAGGCGGTGGTAATAACCAAGCTACAGGTAGTTATTCATTTATCGGTGGTGGTGGTGATGCTGGTACTGCGGCTCAAAGAAACACAGCATCAAATGATTGGTCAACTATTGTTGGTGGCAGGACAAATACAGCTAGTGGCTCTTTTTCATTTATTGGCGGTGGACCAAATAATACTGCGAGTGGTCTAGTAAGTTCAATTTTAGGCGGTCAATTTAATATTGCTAGTGGTTCATATTCAAGTGTTGTTAGCGGAAATTCTAGTACAGCAAGTGGAGCTAGTTCTTCCGTTTTAGGTGGTCAATTTGGAACAACAAGAGCAATAGAAGGAAACGCTGTTTTCCCTGCCTCTAATGCACCCATTACCAATTCTACTGGTGTTTCTCAAGCCGCATTATTAATTCTTGCTCGTCAAACTACAGATGCTACACCTACTGCTCTTGCATCTAACTCATCAGCGGCTGGTACTGGAAACCAAGTAATACTACCTAACAACTCTGCTTACTTCTTTAGAGGTGAAGTTATCTCAGGAGTAACTGGCGGTGGAAATACTAAAGGCTGGACTATCGAGGGTGTAATTAAACGAGGTGCTAATGCGGCATCTACAGCCTTGGTCGGAACACCTACGGTAACATCTAGCTTTGCTGATGCTGGAGCTTCTACTTGGGTTATTGCAGTAACAGCAGACACGACCAACGGTGGATTACGAGTTACCTTTACAGGACAGGCTAGTACGACTATTAGAACTGTATGCCGTATTTCTACTGTGGAAATGACCTTCTGATGCGTAAAACAAGAGTAGAAACCAAGCCACGCAAGACTAGATTGACTTGTGAAAATGCTCATTTAACTAGAGATAAAGAATGGTTAGAAGCTAAGTATTTTGCCGATAATCTATCTTTGTCTAAAATTGCAAAATTGATACCTTGTAGCACTAGGGCTATTCATCGTTGTTTTGTACGGCTTGAAATACCATTTAAGCCAAAGCACATTACTTATGGCGATATTAAATATCCACCAAGAAGCGGAGAAAATAGCCCAACTTGGAAAGGTGGCTTGACTAAATGTATTGATTGCACAAACTTA